CCGCTGCCGGCAGCACCAACTACCTGATCGGGACCGACGCCGGGACCGACTCAAGCGGCGGCGGCGCAGCCATCCCCATCGGCGCGATCATCTGCGGCATCGCGTCCGGCGTCACCTGGGGTGGCCTCGCCGCGCTCGACCAGATCACGCTCGACGCATCGAACACGGTCACGTTGCAAGGCTGGACGACAGCGCCGGTTCTGAGCGTCGGCGTCTACCGGCTCATCTCGCGGCTGGGCGTCACCTCCAACGTGCAGGTGATTCGGATCGGCTGACCCCTGGAGCTACACAATGGCAGACATCTTCACCAAGACCAACCGCGACCGCGAGGCGGCCGCCGAGGCTGCCCGTGCGGCAGCCGCGCCCAAGCTACCAGGGCCGGACCCGGCGACCGGCATCTCCTTCACCGGCCGGGGCGGCCCGGTGGTCGACCCGGAGAAGTCAGCGGCGCTGAAGGCCGCCAGGATTCGCCAGCTTCGGGACGGCGTTTAAACACAACTACCCGTAACGAAAAGGCCGCCCGAAGGCGGCCTTGGCTGGGTAGCCTGAAGGATCAGCGAGCGGCCTGACGGCGTTTTGCGATGCTGCCGACCACTGCCAGACCGGCCAGCATCAGCGCCCACTCGCTGGGCTCGGGCACCGCAGCGACCTGCAGGTTGCCGGCGTAGGACGCCGTCTGCCCCTCGACCAGACCGGACACCAGACCGCTGATCTCGATGGCGTAGGTGCCGGCATCGAGGGTCAGGAAGTCCAGGGCCGAGACGAAGGCCGGGTTGGCCGGCGCGTCGGCAATCAGCGAGCCCAGCGTCAGGGCCGAGCATGCCGCCCCGGTCCCGCCGCACGTCGAGCTAGCCACGTTGAACAGCTTGGCGTCGAACCCGCTGATGTTGCTGATCGGCAGGAACACCGCATCGAGCGTGGCCGCCCCGGCCGGTGCGAGGCTGAAGACCCAGAAGTTGTCGAACGCCCCGTTGGTGCCGGTGGTGCTGTTCGTGAACGTGCTGTTGTCGAACGTCAGCGAATCGTGCAGCCCCAGGTTGGTTGCCACGCCACCCTGGTAGGTGCAGCCGTCGCAGACGAGGACCGCCTGGGCCGGGAGGGACAGGACCCCGAGCAGCGCGGCCAGGGTCCAAAGGAATTTCTTCATGGCGATTCTCCTTCGATGGTTGGGGGACGTTTCAACGCTGGGCTTTGCGACGACGGGCGATGCCGCCGACCGCTGCCAGACCGGCCAGCATCAGCGCATACGTCTCGGGCTCGGGCACCGGGGTCACGTCGAAGGGCGTGGACGTCGGGGTCAGTTGGCCGTTGAACCAGCCGCTGCCACCGTTGACCAAGCCCTGGGCGTGCGTGGCGAACAGGAAGCCGTTCTTGCCCTCGGGGCCGTTGACGCTCAGGCTGTTGAACATCGGCAGCGTCACCCCCAGGAAGTCCCAGGCCAGCGTGTCGGTGCCGTCGAAGCGCGGCGGGTTGGACGACAGGTCGATGAACCAGTCGAAGAACCCGTCGCCGTCGGCCTTGAAGGCGTTGGGCGAGTAGGCGAAGCTGTTGAGCGACGCCAGTCCCGTGCCGCTGAAGCTCGTCGGGATGAGCGCCCCCGGCCCGCTGAAGTTGCCGTACAGGCCGGTGATGAATTCGCCCGGTGCCATCGTGCCCTGAAGCTCGAAGTGGACGCCGCCAGCGAAGTTGGTGGCCTCCAAGATCGAGCAGCCGGTGACGGCGTTGGCGCAGTTGGTGCCCCCGCTGAATTCGTTCTCGAATCCGACGGTGACGGCCCCGGCGCTGGCGGCGGCTGCCGCGAGGGCGAGGGCGAAAAGTGCTTTCTTCATGGGTGTAGCTCCTGGGTGGGTGGGGGTGGCGGGGGGTAGCTTACTGGACCGGAGTCGCCGAAGCAATCGGCATGCCCTCGGGGGTGACGGCCTGGACTTCGGCGGGGGGCGGGACGGCCGTCGACAGCGGGGTCTGCCGGCGCTGGTTCTCCTGGGCGATCTCCTGGCCCAGCTTGTTCAGCATGTTGAAGCTCCGTTCTGCGGGGAGCTTGCCCAGCCCTTGAAGGATCAACTCCGTCTCCTCGATGGAGAAGACGAAGTGGTACGGGTCGCGGATTCCAGCAGGCACGGTCAGGCTCCGAAGACGTCGGGGCGGAAGAGCCCCGGCTTGACGTTGAAGAACGACGCCAGTTGCGCGGCGCGCACGGGGGGCAGCGGGTAGTTGCGGTCGCCCCGGCAGAGGCGCTCCCACTTGTACAGGGACTGCGGCCGCACGCCCAGGAAGCGGGCGAGGTCGGACTTGTTGGGCTTGCCGCTCTCGTTGTGCGGCTCGTCCAGGCGGTCCTTCATCAGCCAGACCAGCGGGTGCGAGGTCGAGGTCTTGCCACCGGGCATCTCCCTGGGGAGCTTGACGATGGCAAGGCGGCTGTTCTCGGGCCGGCTGGCCGGTGCTTTCGGTTTTCTCACTTGGACCCTTTCAGGCGGTTGAGGATAGCGGACTGCAGATCGGACTTGGCGACCAGGGCATCAGCGATGCTCTCGTCCACCGTGTCCTTCGCGGCGAGGTAGTGTATCACCACAGGCTTCGTCTGACCCTGGCGGTACACCCGAGCGTTGGTCTGGATGTGTTCCTCAAGGTTCCACGTCAGGCCAAACCAGCAGACGGCGTGGCCGCCAGCCTGGAGGTTCAGGCCGTGGGCCACCGACGTCGGGTGGACCAGCAGGACCGGGAGCTTGCCCTCGTTCCAGGCGGCGACCGTGTCGTTGGCGGCGGTCTTGCTGACGCCACCGCCGAGGTACGGCACCGGGGTGCCCTTGGGCAGGATCGAGGCGAGCTTGACGCGGATCGCGTCGACCTCGTGCAGGAAGGCGACCGCCACCAGCAGCGGCGTGCCGGCCTGCTCCTCGACGAGGTCGGCCAGGGCGTCGAGCTTGGCGTCGTGGACGTGGACCGAGCCCGACTCGTTGTACGCCCAGCCGTTGGTGATCTGGCGCAGCTTCATCGTCGCGGCGGCTGCCGTCACGGCGGTCAGCTTCTGGTCGCCGACGGCGGCCACCAGATCGTCGGCCATCGTCTTGTAGACCGAGCGCACAGCCTTGGGAAGCTCGACCGGGATCACGTTGTACGAGATGTCCGGCATCGTCAGGTAGTCCTCGGCCTGCAGGCGCAGCGAGACGTCGGCGATGGCGTTGGCGACCATCTGGGCGGCGCCAGGGCGGACGTGCCACTCGTCGATGGTCCGGCCGCCGCCGATCCGCAGGGGCGTGGCGAACATGAACAGCTTGCGGAAGTGGGTGATGAAGCGGCCGAGACGCTTGCCGCCATCGACGATCTGGAACTGGGCGAACAGATCCTCGATGCCCTGCGGTGCCGGCGTGCCGGTCAGGATCGTGCTGCGCTCGAAGAGCGGCAGGATCGTCTTCAGCGCCTTGAAGCGGACGCTCTGGGCGTTCTTGAAGCGGGTCGACTCGTCGACCACCAGCAGGCCGGGCTTGGTGCCGAAGAGCCCCAGGCTGCCGGCAAGCAGGGTGACGAGCCACGCCACGTTCTCGGGGTTGATCAGGTAGACGTCGGCCTTCGCCTCGATGGCGGCCAGCCGCTGGGCGGCAGAGCCGTGGATCGTCGACACCTTGAGGTGCTTGAACTGGTCCCACTTGGCGATCTCTGCCGGCCATGTCAGGTGCATCGGGCGCAGCGGCACGATGACCAGGGTGGCCTTGATCATCTGGTGGTGCTGCAGCACGCAGTGGGCGGCCAGGGTGATGGCGGTCTTGCCCATGCCGGGGTCGAGGAGGAGCGCCGAGCCCGGCTGCTCGCAGACCAGGGAGATGGCCTTCTGCTGGAACGGGAGGGGGTTGTACTGCATGGCTGCTTTCAGGTGGTGAGCCTAGAGTCTACAGCAGCCTGGAGCTTCAAGTCAAGCAGGGATCGAAACTCTGTCATCGACCGGATGACGCTGACCGGGTGGCCCAGGTGCAGGTACTCCTCGTGGACTACCCGCTGCCTGGGCGTCAGCCTGCCATCCTCGGCCTTGAATTCGACGAGCCAGCACCGCTCTGCCGGCAGGAAGAAGACCCGGTCAGGGTCGCCGACGACACCGCCCTGGAGCTTGGCCGAGCGAACGTGCTTGCTGGTCGCATACGCCCTGGCGCTGCGTTCAAGGGCAGCCTCGCTCACCGGAGCGGACGGAGAACCTTGACGCCAAGCTCCTTGGCCTCGCGGCTGTCGAGGAAGAATGCCCAGGACTCGGCCGACCCGCCGCGCTTGCGGTAGTCGACCGGGTTGCCCAGGAGCTTGATGCAGGCAGCCTTCGCCCGGCGGCGCAGCCCCCGGTCCTCGTACCGCATCGCGAGCAGCATCAGGACCCCGGTCGCGTTCAGGCTGCACTCCAGCGGGTAGGCGTCGCTGTCCTTGCGCTTCTCGATCTCCATCGAGATCCTGTCGGCGATGCCGTCGGCCGCCTGGAACGTCTCGTTCGCTGTCGCCTGGAGCTTCTCCTCGTCGGGCGTCAGCCACCACTGCTCGCCGCCCTTCCAGGCGTCGTGGATCTGCGCCCAGAACTGCTGCATGTCGGTCATATGGTCGACGTCGCAGCGGTCGGCCCAGATCACTGCGTAGCGGCGGCTGCCGGTGTCGTCCTGCAGGAACTGGTCATCGTTGACGGTCGCCGCGAAGGACGTGCAGCGCGGCCGCTGGATCGGCGTCTCGGCATAGGGCAGCCGGTAGACGTCGGTGGTCAGCGAGAGGAACGCCTTCAGGCTGCCGTTGGCGCTCTTGGTGAAGGTGGTGTCAAGCTCGCCAAGCTCGACGATCATGCCCTGCAGCACCTCGTGCTTCGAGTCGCGCGAGCCCGAGACGCTGCTGTCCAGGGACAGGTGCTTGCCGCCGGCAAAGTAGCCTGGGGCGAGCGACGCCAGCCAGCGGGACTTGCCGATGCCCTGCTTGCCGGCAAGGACGAGGCACAGGGACTTCTGGCTCTCGCGCCGCTCTGCGCTGACCGCCCAGCCGCAGGCGGCCTCGACGCATTGCAATGCCCATCTACGAAAGTACGTCGCGAACAGGCTGGGGTCAGAGGCGCTGACCGACTTGACGAGATGCTCCAGGCGGTCCTGGCCGTCCCAGGGTTTCGATTCGATCCAGTCCTTGGCCGGGTGCCAGTACCGGCTGGCCGCGAGCCCGGCGATGCAGGCGTCGACCTTCTGCTCGTGGACGATGCCGACCCGGTTGAAGACTCCGCGCAGTGCCAGCCGCATCATCTCGTCGATCTCGTACCGGGTCTTCGAGCCGAAGCGGCGCATCTCGATCCGCTCGGGGAGGGTGTAGCTCGTGCTGGCCTTCATCAGGTTGAACCTGGGCACGATGCCCAGGTGCTTCAGACCGGCCTCGATGTTGCGGATGGTGCAAGGCTGGGTCTTCTTCGCCCTGCCCTTGTCAGTCTCGTCGATCTCAGGAAGCGCGGCCGCCGGGATCGGGCCGATGGCTTCGCCCAGGCTGTTGAAGTCGTACTCGTCGCTGGGCTCGCCCTCGTCATTTACACGCCCGACCCGTGGCGGCGGCACCTCGGGTGGCCCGGTGCGGATCGCGGCGAACATCTTGCGAAGCTCTGCCGGATCGGGCTTGCCGGTCGGCGCACCCTGGGCTGTCGCCCACTCGAAAAACCGCTTGCGGTACTCGGCCGGCTTGTCGACGCCGTGCCCGTGGAAGCACATAACCCCAGGCTCCCCATCCTCGCTGGCGAAGCTTGGCAGGTACTTCGCCTCGGTGCGCTCGTCGGTATGCTCCTCAGGGAAGGGGCAGTCGATCTCCCACCATCCGCCGGACGCCTCGTGCCGGACCACGCCACGCTCCTGCAGCCAGTCGAAGAGGCGGTCGGGCTTGCCGGCACCAGGGCGCTCGCCGCTGTCGACCTTCATCTCCTTGGGCTTGCCCGGCCGGACGCCGAAACCCTTGGCGATGCTGTTCAGCGTGAACGTGCGGTCGATGTCGAACGAGTGCAGCAGCGCCTCGAAGGTTCGCCCAGGCTTGGTGTTCAGCGAGCCCGGCAGGCGGAACAGCCGGCAGGAGGTGTTCACCCCCTTGTCCTGATAGCCGGCGTCGACCAGCGCCTGCATCAGTGCGTCGGCCTTCGGGATGTCTGCATCCCAGGTCTTCAGCAGGTAGCCCCACTGGTAGTTGCCGGGGCTCGTCTCCAGCTTCCACGTCGGCTCGATTGCGGTCGGCTGGGGGACGCCTTCCCTGGGCTTGGTGGTGACGCCATTGGCGTCGACGTCGTCGAGGATGATGGCGCGGACGGCTACGAGGTCGCCGCGCCTGCGGTGCTTGCGGTCGGTGCTGGCCCCGGTGAAGAAGTACCAGGGACCGTCGAGGTGCTGCTCGCGCCAGACACTGTTGTGGAACGTGTTGGCAGTCTTCTTGGCGATGTGGAAGTAGGACCCCTCGGGAATGCCCGCTGCGAGGGTGTTGAGAAAATCGGATTGCTCTGTGCTAGAGTCGCGTTGCATTGCTGCACTCCTGAAGCTTGTGGTGAGTCGAAGGGGGAGAAGCCCCAGGACGAGAGTCCTGGGGCTTTCTTCTTGGTGGGGGTGCTACTTGCCGTAGCGGGGTGCGGTGGTGACACTGCAGTCGAGAGGGAAACCGGGCAGCCATTCTGGCACCCTTTTCATCTCGTCCCGCAGTACCTGTTCTGCCGACCCGGCTGCCTTCTCATCGCACTCGACGATGATCTCGTCGTGGGTGTGGCCGATCACCCTGGCACCGTCGACCAGGGCAAGCTCGACGCGCCGCAGGCAGTCGCGCAGCAGCGCAGCGCAGAGCGCCTGGGTGGTGTTCTCCGCGAACAGCCCGTGCCAGATCCGCTCGATCCGGAAGCCTGCCGGCAGGGTCTTGGTGAAGACGATCTCCGTCTCCCAGGTGTCGATCTCCTCGCCCTGCCAGCCGGCGTCTCCGGTGCCGATGCTGACGTGCAGCGTGCGGTTCATCCCCTTGTGCTTCAGGCCGACGTGCCCCTTGACCCCGTGGTAGTAGAGCGTGGTGCCGCCGGGCAGATCGCAGGCGATGCTGACGGTGCCGGCAAGCAGCGGGACGATCTGGCGGTAGTGGATCTTGCCGACGGTGGTGTCTTCCCCCAGGCAGGCGATGACGAAGGCGTTGAACAGACCGTAGCTGTAGGCTGCAGCCCACTTGTTGTCGCCGCGCCATGCGTAGACGATGCTCTCGGCCTCGGAGTCCTTGAGGCTGATGCTGTAGCCGCGAGCCATCGCCTTCAGTGCCCCCTTGGCACCGCCGAACTGCAGCGACAACTCGCTGACCTTGCCGATCTGGCGCTGGTGGTCGGTCGCCTCGGCTGCCGGCACGCCGAAGATCGTCTCGGCATTTACACGGTACACGTCGACCCCCTTGCGATAGAGGTCGAGCTTGGGCTTGTAGCCGGCCAGCCAGGGCATGCCGCGCGCCTCGACCGCCGCCCAGTCGCCCCAGACCAGCACCTTGCCCTTGGACGCCCTGATGGTGGGGCGCAGCAGGCTCGCCAGGACGTGCATGACCTTGCCGGCTACCCGATGCCCCAGGACCGCCAGGATCGCCGCCTGGAG